TATGTCAGCTTGCAAGGGGTTTCGGCGATCTTCACTTCGGGAGCGAATAACTTCTTTGACCAAGTCTACAACCTGCAATGGTTTGTCGGAGCGCTTCAAGTGGCAGGTTTCAACTACCTGGCCCAGACGAACACGAAGATTCCTCAGACTGAAGCAGGAATGGATGGGCTCAAAGGCGCTTATCGAAACATCTGTGAGCAAGCCGTGGCGAACCAGTATTGCGCTCCGGGCGCGTGGAACTCCGCTACGACTTTTGGCAACCAAGGCAACTTGATCGCCAACGTCGCTCAGCGTGGTTACTACATCTATTCGACCCCGGTTGCTCAGCAATCGCAGGCGAACCGCGCTGTTCGTCAGGCTCCGCTTGTTCAAATCGCTTTGAAGCAGGCCGGCGCAATTCAGAGTTCTAACGTCATTGTCTCGGTGAATCCATAACCGGGTAAGAGGAGGATAAATCATGGGAGCAGTAGCACTTTCAGGGCAAGACACATTCGTCATCAACAACTACGTGTTCGTAGGGCTTGCTGACCAAAACTACGTGGAAATCACGTTTCCGAACGACATCATGAACGTCAAGATCGGGAAGAACGGAAATGCGATTTACGGTAACAACGAAAGCGGGAAACTCGCTGAAGTGAAAGTAAGAGCCATCCGTGGTGGCGCTGACGATAAGTTCTTAAACGGACTTCTCACTCAGCAACAGCAAAACGCTGCGGGAACGCCGCTGCTTCAAGGGCAATACGCCAAGAAGCTCGGCGACGGCCAAGGCAATCTGACCTCGGATACTTACATCTTAGGCGGCGGGGTTTTCGCCAAAATCCCGGAAGGAAAGTCCAGCGCGGACGGTGAAGTTGAGCAGTCGGTTGCGATCTACATGCTCAATTTCACGACTGCGCCTCGCGTTCTGACTTAAACAAGGTAGGGTCACATGAGTTTTAGAGAGGTAAAACTTCCGAGCGGGGCGGTGCTGAAAATAGCACCGGCTCCGTTCGCGGAGTCAAAAGCGCTTTATGAAGCTTTGCTTGAAGAACTTCGCGGTATTTCGATCGGGTCAAAGATCGAGATGGGCGAGCTGATCAAGAATGCGTTCTGTGTGGGTTTCTCGTCACCAAAGGTGAGTGATTGTCTTTGGACTTGTTTGGGACGATGTCTCTACAACGATCGAAAGATTGATCAGGATACCTTCGAGCCCGTGAAAGCACGAGTCGATTACACGACTGTCTGTGTGGAAGTGGCGAAGGAAAACGTAGACCCTTTCGTGAAGAGCCTTATGCAGTTGTACTCTCAAATACTGGCAAGCGCCGAGAGTACCCCCGCATCCGGGCCAGCGATAAGTCCCTCTTGATTTTCTTCCGGCTTTCAAAAGCCGGTTACGGAAGTGTGAATGAAATCGAGAAGTGGGACGCGAGAAAGGTTTTACAGGCGCTTGCATACGAAGTTTTTTGTTCGGACTACGAGGCAGCTTGGCTTGAACTGAACAAGGAGTAAGAAATTGAAGGCCGGCGAGTTTTTTATCAATCTGGGAATCAAGGGCAGCGACAAAACCGTCGGTGCGCTGACGGGCGTTCAAAAGGGCATGGGCGAGCTTCGCTCCATGTCCCTGGAAACGAAAGCCGCGCTCGTTGGTGTTTTCTACGGCCTTGAAAAGCTGATGGCGCATTCGGCATCGCTCGGGACTTCTTTGACCCAAAGCTCTGCCCTTCTCGGCATCAACGCCAAAACGCTTCAACAATGGCAGTACGCAGGCGTGCAGGCCGGGGACACCGCTGAGGGCGTCGTCTCTTCGATTAAGGGTATCCAGTCAGCGATGGCGGAACTCTACGTCGGGGGCGGTCCTGCGCAGTATCTGGGGCTCGTAGGCGAGCGATTGCTGGGTAAGGGCGGCTTCGATGTCCAAAGGGCCATGAAAGAGCCCCTGTACGTCCTAGAGCGTCTTCAGGAGCTGAGTAAAGACCAAAACATCCCGACGGGGGTCCTCACCAAAATCTACCAATCTTTTGGTGTCGGCGAGGGAACTAATGTCGCGTTGCGTAAAGGAGCATTCAACTCTGGTAACTTCGCCAAAGCTCCGACTCTGTCAGACGAGACAGTTTCGAGGCTTCAGAAGGTTGAAGCGATGTGGGCAAATCTTGAGCGGCACATCGGAATTATATTTGACAAATTCACCGCTGCTCATGGCGGCCAACTCGTTGTTGAGCTGACTCAGGTCGCTGATGCGCTCGGAACGCTTGCAAGCGGGCTCGAAAGACTCGCTCAGTATTTACACCTTTTCGAAGGAATCGCGTGGCTCTTTAAGATGGCCGGAACGGGAGCCGAAGTCATCGGCAACGGAACGGTTGCGAAAGACTTGAAAGAAAGCGGAATCGGAAAATGGCTTTCAGGACTTGCGAGCGATTTCAATAAAGGCTCACAAGTTTACGGGCCCTCACAACCTTATGGCCCCCCGGCTCCGAGCGCTCAAACAGTCTCGATCCAACAAAACATCACTCACTATGGTGATGCGAAGGACACGAAAGCGGTGGGCGATACTCATAAGCAGGCAATTAAAAACGCGGCCAAGCAAAGCTTTGGCTTAACCCAGGATAATTGAGATGGCAGTCAATCTATCAGCACTATCCAGCATCACAACGACAGCAACAGCGCTGTCGAATCTCATTTTGGCAACACCAAATGTGAGTGCGGGATACCAGCCTCAACAAAAGATTTTCCCGGATGGTTCTGTCTCTCAGAAGGACCCGCCGATTCTTTTTGACTATGAAGGTGAGCAGACGGGCACGTTTGAAAGCGACATCACCGACCATTACGTCGAGGACAACACCGCGATTCAAGATCAAATTGCGCTCAGGCCCGTGATCATCACGACACGCGGATTCATTGGTGAGTTGAACGACGTCGTTCCTCCGCTTCTTGCGGCTCTTCAAGCGGCAGCAAATAAGCTCACCACGATCGACGCATACACGCCTGGCCTTTCGACGACGGCGCTTCTTGCGTACAACGAGGCTTACCAAGCTTATCAGCTCGGCAGTCTCGCGAGTACAGCTGCAACGGCTGCGTGGGGCGCGATTTCTGGGAAGGGCTCAACTCCGCAGACCAAACAGCAAGCCGCATTCACGAAGTTCTTTGGCTACTACCAGAGCCGAACTCTTTTCACGATTCAGACGCCTTGGAATATTTTCCAAAACATGGCGATCAAATCGCTCAGGCCGGTTCAAGACGCTGAAACAAATACCATCACCGAATTTCAAGTTGAGTTTAAGCAGATGAAATTCGCAAACACGATATCAACGAGCGGAATCTCTCTTCAGTATCAGGGACGGCTCGCAAATCAGGTTTCGCTTGGAGTAAATACCGGCGCAAGTACGGGAACGCCTTCAACGACGAGCTTACTTGGAAATAATTCGCTTACGAGCGGGATTACGGGGTCATAGCCATGAACTTGATCACGAATATCACGGATGACACTCTTCAAACCTCGCAGCTGATCTTGCCGGATGGGAGCCAAATCCTACTGACGATTCAATTTAAGCCGATGCTATTCGGTTGGTTCATTCAGACTCTCACTTACGGCAATCTCACCATTCAGGGGCGGCGTATTTTCGTGAGTCCGAATATTTTGCAACAGTTCTGCAATCAACTCCCGTTCGGAATCGCGTGCTCGTCAGTGAACAACCGTGAGCCGTCCCAGCAACAAGATTTCTCATCGGGAAATTGCCAGCTCTTTTTATTAACTGCGGCTGAGGTCGCTTCTTTCACGGAGTTTTTAAGTGCTTAAGTACGGAAGAAATTACGCACTTTATATTCAGGAGGACACGACGACGCTGACGAGTGAAAGCAATACTTTCAACACGTCAACGCTGAACGAGAACACTCCGGGCTTTCTTCTGATTGAGCCGCCCTTCACGGTCGAGTTTGATATCAGCCGTGATCTTTTCAGTGCGTCAAACTTCGCTTCGATCCGAATCTACAATCTGGCAAAGAACAATCGAAATCTGATCTATAAACCACAAATCGATTACGGGTCGCTGAAGCAAATTCAGTTTCAAGCGGGCTATGGAAAGAATCTGTCGATCATCTTTAATGGTGACATTCAAGAGGGATGGTCTGTGCGCGAGGGCGTGAACTTCATCACGCAGTGCCAGTGCTTTGGAAACGGCTTTGCCTACGTGAACGCTCAAACGAATCAATCGATCGTCTCAGGTACCCCGAATGAATCGGTTCTTGAAAGCATCATGGCTGATCTTCCAGGCGTTTTAGTCGGAAAGATCGGAAATTATCCGGGCTCCCTTGCAAACGACCGTTCCTATAGTGGTAGCACGATTAAGCTCCTTCGTGAACTTACAGGCGGCGGCTTTTTCATCGATAACGGAATCGCAAACTGCATCAACTACAACGAGACTTTGGTGGGACCGATCGACACGATCGATTCTAATTCTGGGCTTCTTGGAACGCCCACGATCGAGGGCGGCATTTACGTCGTCGTCAACATGCTATTTGAACCGCAAATTGTCATGGGTCAAGCGGTGAAACTCAATAGCACGACTTTTAACGGTATCAACGGGACCAATCCGAATGCTCAGTACAAAGTCGTTGGAATCCAACACAAGGGAATGATTTCCCCGACAGTTTGCGGCGAGGTCATTACGACCTTGAAGCTCGCTGGCGGCGTGAATTTCAAAACGGTGACCTGATGGAAGCTTTCAGCGCTGCCCCACAGAATAACTTGCAATATGACCCAAATCTCAGGGACCTCATGGATTTGGTCACCAAAGAAATCATGCTGAGTCTGAACTGTCATTCGGTCGGTACGATTCAGAGCTTTGATCCGGCCACTCAACAAGTCAGCGTGACGATCAATTACACCAAGACTTTTACTCGTAAAGACCCGCTCACGGGAGTCTACGGCCCAGTTCAAGTGAACTACCCGCTTTTAACGAAATGCCCGATCTATATTTTGGGCGATGGCGATCAGTGCTCGCTTACTTTTCCAATTAAACAGGGTGCAACGTGCTCAGTTCTTTTTCACGATCGTGACATCTCAGCTTGGATCGCTAGTGGACAAATCGGCCCGCTCCCTTCAAATCAGATGCACGCCTTTGCAGATGCGATCGCGCTGATCGGTATTCGACCGGTCACCAATGCACTTCAGAACTACGATACGGATCGCGCCGTCCTCCAACAAGGCACAACCATGGTGGGTGTGGGAGCGGACAAGGTGAAGATCGCAAATGCGCTTTTCACTCTCAACGGTCTTTTACAGAATTTACTGACTCAAATTCAAG